GCCGCCTATAAACAAGGTCTGCAAAGCCTTAGAACCGGGGTACTCTACAAACTTAGATGTCCAAGCAGCCTTTGTTTCTTTCTTGTCTTCGTCATAAACAATAAATAAATGCTGCCGACCTGCCCTTACCTCTTCGCGTACAGACTCAATATCCCAGCGTCCCCCTGAAAATAGAATAGCTTTTAACAAGAGATCGGCTATATGCGGCCACTCTTTGTCAACGTATTCAGGCGGGACAAGGGATACGATCATGCTGGCATTACCTGCCCGACCATGTTCGGCGGCTCTTTTGTTCCTGTGCGCCGTGTCCGTACACGGTCAATTAGCTTCATTAGTTCTTCTTCTCCAGCCCGTGTGCTGCCATCTCCCAAACCAGAAACAACATCAGCGGGTAAAACAAACTCGTCACGAGAAAGAAGAACGTCCTTCTCACCCCCTAAGCTTGCCTGAACCATGTCGTCACGGCCTTTGCCGATACCCTTGACTATCCCGTCGCCCTCGACAAGCATGTCTTGATTTTGGCCCATTTGCTCCATCATCATCTCTTGACCGACTTGTTCGACCAAAACATTAAGGGCTTCCTCACCGTACTGCGCGACAAAAGATTGGATGGCTACTTCTGGGTTTGCATGTTCACCACGAATAGCTGAAATAGCTTCCTCAACAATTATGTCTTGGGTGTCCCCATCAGGAGAAGTCCCCTCCATCATCATTGATTGTATCTGCATCATTGACGAGTCAGGATCAGCACCCTCCATGACACCTGCCATCGCGCCTAGTCCTGATGCGGTAGGGTCCATGCCCTGCACTTCTTCCAACGCTGCGAGACCACCCATTTGCATACGCATAGCCCCGCCATCAGCAACAAACCGAGTGGGTGAGAAGTAGCTAAACTCCGGGTCTATGCCGCCACGATAGCCGGGGTCTGGAGTGCGCTGAACCCGTGTCCCAAACCGTTGGGGTCTGTATGCTATCTCTTCTTCTTCATCAAAGTCATACGTTGTTGGGAACGCAGCCTCTTGCAGCATCGCGCCGCCGATCCCCTGCACCGCTTGGCCCAGCGGGTTGCTCTGTCCTTTAACAAAAGCTCCCGTGTCAGGGTCTATATATCCGGGGCGCGAAGGCTCTAGAAGTTTATCGACTATGCCCGCTTTTTCGTCCAAACGTGCTGTTATACTTGCGTCAGGAGAATATCCTGCTGGCAAAAGAGACTGAACTTCCCACGCCCTGCCTGTATCAAAGTTCCAGTCCGCACCGTCTGTAAATCCACCCCCAGCGTCACCTACAAATCCACCCCCAGCGTCACCTACCGGCATAGCTAAGGAAGGATCAGCATCAATGGGCACCACATTAGCAACAGCGTCTGGACTCATAGCCGCTCCCAGCGCATCCGCTCCGCCAATAGCATCGGCTGATCTTATAAAATCACCACCGCTCGTCAGACCCTGCATTACACTGCCTGTAAGACCCGATACCAGTCCGGTTTTAAGACCCTCGCCAAGATCACCAGTAGCTATTGTCTTTCCTACCGCTGAACCAGCAGCCGCTGCTATGTAGGGGTTTGCGGCCAAAAAAGCCCCCAAGCCACCCATACCAGCAAGAGCGCCAGAGGTCGCCAAGGCCGATCCTCCTAGACCGCCCAGTAACGGAAGGAGCGCAGGAAGGAACGCTTCGGGTAATCCGGTGTCTGGGTTAGTAGTTAGATAACCACCTGAGCCAGCCGCTAGAGCCTCTGTTTCCTGAGGGTTAACATGCATCAGAACGCTATCACCGTAGCGACCCCGTTGTCTTACAGCTTCCGCTGCCTCTACTAGACTCATGGCATCCTCCAATTACATTGACTCATCATAATCTTACTAACTTATTGTTACGGTTACAGAAGCAACTGACATTGTCCCACTATTTCCAGCAACATTTGGATTATTTATTCTACTAACTTTTAGAAATCCATCCACCTCAAAAACGTCACCAATAGCCAGAGTTGAATCATTGTTAAGTAGATTTGTGATATTTAAACCCGAAGTCTGCACAAGCCCCGGATTCTCTATCTGCGCCACCAGAATGTTTAAGTTAGCAGAAAGGGTTCCGAAATACCCAACATCGTAAGTAAACGGGGGCGACAGGAATGTCGGCTTAGTGGGAGCTATTGGGCGGCTTGTCATTAGCGCCTACCATCAGGACGCACATCCATGCGGGGCGTTCCTAACTTCCACTGCACACCCACGTCGCTCGACTCTACTCGCAACGTCATTGACCTGCCTCGCAAGCGCACATCTGCTTTCTCTGTGTACAACTCTACAGGAGACGACGATGTTTGCGTGACACCAGATGTGTCAGTCTGCTCATAGTTAGCGCCGGGGAAGTTTCTGCTCTTTAGTATCAGGTTGGCGCTAGGGTCCGACACGCTACTGGTAGTAAAAGAGATGTCAGGAATAACCCTACTTACAAAAGAGAATCTATCCCCCTCTCCGATATCAACTTGAGACGACTCAATATAAGAAGAGATTGCGGACGCTGGCACTGTTGAACCGTCATCCAAACCAAGCTCTTGACTATAAAGATACTTATCATTAGATGCGGCTACAGGGTAATCTTTAATTCCGCGATCCAGCCAAGCTGTCCTCGGAAGCGTTCCGTAGTACCACAGATTGTTTGTGTAATTCCAAACAACATACCTGTCATTCTCTAACGACCCAGAAGAAGGATAGAACCACCAGACTTCGCTAAACGCGGAATTAACGCCACAAACTATTTTTTGTATTTGCGCTAGGTTCATATCACTAAATACATACTGCTTGACTGAACAGGGCAGCGTACTCACGCCACCTTTGTAAACGTAAAAATCATCCCGCCCCATCCACACAGAAAAATCTTCAACGGCTATTGCAGCATTCGGGGAAATAATCGTAACCAAACCAGATATTTGTGTAATACCAAACGTAAACGGTGGCCCAAGAAACCTTAATGAATGCAAGGACACATCAGTCCAAACCAGTATTTCTTCCCTAGCTTCTTTAGCGCACACGATCTCCGAACCCGTGCCCAGCTTAAGACTACCCGCTGTGTTGTCGGTTCTGGTTTCCCAGTCAGTGAGAGACTCCTGATCTGCAAACCTTATAAGTAGGGGGTCTTGAGTTCCTATCGAAGATTCATCATCACACCCAAAAGCTATGACGTGCCTGTCTCTGTCCGACACCATAATCTGTTTAGCTATTGTGGGGGCTTTGTTAGACCCCGTTAAACCTGATAAGACAACGGCTCTAGTACTCATCCCGGCAGATGAATCCCAGTAATAGATATTTCCCTGTCTCTGATTTATAAGCAGGTCTTCTCCAAAGTTATCCTGCGTCCACAGCCCTAGTTGAGCTTCCGCACTCGAACTTGAAACACCGGAACCCCATGTACCGCGCCCCCAAGTCCCAATGCCCCAACCCGTTCCAGTAACCCCGGTATCAAGACCAACATTTATTTGATAGACAGACGTTACGGAACCGCCGCCGTTTCCAGAGTCACTAGCGTTAGCAGTGACTGAAACAGTAATCGTGTATGTATTGCCAGTAGGGACGCTAACAACCTGATGCTCTGCATTTAGAATAACGGCTGTGACATTGCCGCCTAAGCTAGATGCACCACTAAAAGTAACAAAAGCCCCCTCTGCCACTCCGTGTCCGCTGTCTGTAACTGTAACTGTCGCAGAGCCATCGGTAGCTGCAAAAGTTGTGCTGTTCGTTGTCGTTTTGCGGATAGGCGTAATATCAGAATAGGTTTCACCCTCTTCCACATAAAACTTAAGGTTAGTGCCAACGCCTAGATATATTGACCCGTCAAGAGCAACCCATGAATAAAGAGAGCGGCAAGTTCCAAGGAACTGAGCCTCAGAATACTTTTGCCAGCCGCCTATTTTTTCGGGAAAATTATCTCGAAATCGGACCTTATCAGAATCAAACCAGCCGCCTTCATTGGAGTAAGACGTAGACTCCCTGTTAATACCAGCGCGAAATTTTAATTCTTGAAGCGGCATTTACTAGCTTCCCAACTCAGGCCAATCATAAAGGATACCTAATTTTCGGTCGTTCATTCCAATGCCTTGCGTTCGGCAATAAATTTTGCCTTGATATCGGCAAAATCCGTGTCCGTGACGTCTGCAATGACCGAGAGGATCGCTTTCATGTCCGCGAATTGCTCAGTGTCAAATCGCGCCATGGCCCTTGCCGCCGGGAGCGATTTATCCGCGATAGCGGCGGCGTAATCCGTCTCCCATTGGTCAACTTGGGCTTGAGTCGGCATCGAACCCGGCCATGCGGTGATCACACCTTCCCTAGTCGAGATTCCCTGAGCATCGCTGTTCGCCCACGTTAGTGCCTCTGGAATAGTCGTATTTACCATTATGCCTCTATCTCCGTAATAATGATGAACGAGGCCAACACGCCTCCGAATAGTCTACCAGATGAGACGCCGTTAAACGTAATGGTGCCCGAATTCATGCCGCCTCCGCGCACTTTAAATGTCGTGGATGAAGTGGTTCCCGCCGTCATGTAGTGAGTCATATACACAGAGTTGATTTTATTTGCAGCCGACTGTCTGTATGCCGAAGCTGACAAGGCGCTTGCTGTAGAATCCTGAAAAATAGCCGCGATCATCTGATCATCTGATGTTGTTGCCATGTGGACGCATGTGTCAATCCGCAGTAAATTCGAGGCAGAGGCTGGTGTGACCGCGAGTGTCATCCACTCGTTCCCCTCATCATTCTGAGGGATGGTGTCATCCGAAGGCATGATCGTTGACCCAGTGGCGACTGCTCCGTCATGCACCTCAACCACCTGTAGAACTTTACCTCCGCCGCTTGCGGCCTCGGTCGCCACATTCATAACCTCGACTGTATCTGCTGCCGTTGCATAGCAGATCAGCCTGTCACCGGCGGCGGTAGTCAGATCAGCACCACCGGGAATTTCAATGCCTGAACCGTGGGTTATGGTTAAAGCACCATCGAACTGCAACATAAAGAAGTTACCAGCCGCCACAGTCATAGCGGCAAAATTTGTCGTCCCCGTCACATCGAAATAATTGCCATCTGTGTCTATAACCAATGGGGAAGCCGAAGCTATGTCACCGCCCTTGGTCATTCTCATGTTACCGGCAAAAACGGCGGCTGTCGTGCCAGTGGGGATTGTTATAACGTCAGCGTCCGCGTCATTCTTGATTGTGACATCGTTGGTCGATCCTTGACCCGTTAGAATCAAGCCCTCCGCTGCCGTGTAGCCCATAGCTGCATTATCACCGGCAGAGGTGTCGCCATCAGCGTTCACTGTAGCGGCTGTCACGTTACCCACGATATCAACGTCAGTACCGCCGGTAGCAACGGATAAAACCGTTGCATCAGCATCGTTAACAATCGTTACGTCATTGGTTGAGCCTTGTCCTGTTAAGATAAGACCCAAAGCAGCCGTGTAGCCAATAGCTGCATCATCTCCTGCTGAAGTATCACCCGCAGCATTTAAGGTTCCACCAGCAGTAATATCGCCCACTACGGTGACGTTTGTGCTTCCTGTAGGAATCTCCAGAACATCTGCATCGGCATCGTTCTTAATCGTCACATCATTGGTCGAACCCTGACCTGTCAATATCAAACCTTCAGCAGCGGTATATCCAAGAGCCGCTGCATCTCCAGATGCTGTATCCGAAGTCAGGTTTACTTTGCCAAAAGAAAGAGAGTTAGCGAAAATACTTGCTACAGCAGCGCCAGTGCCAGCACCGTCTGAAAAAATAATGTCTGCGCCACCATCAGGAATCGTAACATTTGCGCCAGTGCCTTGACTAAACACCGCGCTTTCACCGCTACCGTTTTTGACCAGATAAAATTTATCAGCATCATTCGGAGCAATCGTAATTGTGTTTGCTCCTGTCGGGCTTCCGGCTAACACAAGAACTTTATACATGCCATCTGTAAGAGAGCCATCGGTAGTGGTTAGCGTTGTAGAGGTTCCGGTTAGGCTCAAAGAAACCACACCACTAATAGCGCGGTCTATAATGTCCATGTTGGTATTGGTAGTATCGCCCCATGTGCCTGACTGGTCACCTGTTCCGGGCTTCTCAATTCCAGAGTTGCTTGTGTATGTTGAAGTCATTTATCTAATCCTTTTAAGCAGCTATATCGATCCAGCTCGCGTCTTGATCAGGGGAAATCGAAGACCACGAAGCGTCTTGATCAGGAGAAATCGAAGACCACGAAGCATCTTGTGACGGAACTATTTCTCCCCAGACGTTAACGCTGCCTACTGCGCCTGTGCCCTGAAGGCCCGTTTCAATAATTATTACCCCGCTGCCCTCACTAACCGTTACGGAGCCAACTTCTCCTTCTATGCCAAACCCAACAAGGGTTACGTCGATACCCATCGAAGCCGTTACGCTTCCAACCGAACCAGTTCCAGCATTACCTGTTACAGCAAATGCAGAACCACCAACCGCTGTAACGGAGCCAATACCCCCAGTAGCGGCAATCCCCGTAACCGAAATCGTAGCATCAATGCCAACACTTACGCTGCCTACACTTCCAGTAGCAGCAATTCCTGTTACTGAAAATGCAGAACCGCCAGCAACAGTAACGCTACCAACAGCACTTGTGCCAGCAGTTCCGGTAACTTCCACAGGTATGGGCTGGCCCCAAGGACCGCTACCCCATGTTCCTCTGCCCCAACCTGTGACGTTTGCCATTACTACGCCCTAAGCAATCCGTATAATTGCAGCCGTTGCGCTTGCTGTCGGGAACGTAATCGTCATGTCCCCAGCAGTCGCGGTTTTGTCTGCGCCAAAATCAAGAATTACAATAGAAGGATCACCCGTTGCTGTTTCGTTAAATATCATGCCACCACGAGCGGTAATGCTTACAGACGAGAATGTCAGGTCCGCAAAGTCGCATACTGCCGTAGTCCCGTCTGCAACCGGCGTAACGCTTGTGAGCGCAGCACCCTTGGCACTATAGCCTGTGCCGCTTGCTTCCCCGCTAGACGTATAAGCTGTCGTTGTTGCGTCGAGAGAAGCAGTGCTTTGGTACAACGCCATGTTAATTGTATTGCCTGTCGAGGCGGTTAAATTGTGGACACCTTTCAAAAGCTCTACTTTGAAAGACGTACACATTGCTTGCGTGATAGCCATTTAAAGTCTCCTTATCATTTCTGCTAACTGGGGGGAGCCAGCATTAGTTAACGCATTGATAACATTAGTTCTGTCGCTTGCCACCGCTTGTTTCATGTAATGCTCTATTAAAACAAAAAGCTCATTTTTATAAAACATAGCTTGATCACGGATCACAGGTGGGGCGTTTTCGGAAACATACATAAGCTTGTTTACGCACATCTCAGCTACTTCAGAAGGCGTATGACCACGGTTATTGGTAGTGCCAACAGTCACCTTAAAGTCATCCGGCATGGTTGCTTTAATAGATAACATCAGGTCTCCTGTATCTGTAAGGCACCGTTACGGTATTGATCGCGCCTGTTTCTAGCTTCACCCAAATTACCAAGCCTTTGAATAGCAGCGGCAAATCTCTCGGTGTAGTTGGTGATAAGATCAGGCTCACCCTTCATAAAAGTGTAAGCTTCAGCAAGACATCCGTACAGCAAAGCATCTTCAGCGTTGTCTCCAAGCCAGCTTGTGCCACTAGAAGAAACTGTAATGCTTTCAGGTTGATATGCGTAATGAAGCTCTGTTGAGTAACCGGAGTCTGGTGTCGGCCCTACAATAAAAAAGTCATCATCAAAGATGCCGTAGTATTTAGGCAGTCCTGTTTCGGTCGAGTCAGGATAAGCCTCGTTAATATAATTTACATCTTTAGGCAGAAGGTATGTCCTGTCATTACCGCTAGTAACAGCAAGACTTAAAGCCGCAATAAAATCAGTAGGTTGGGAAAGATATTGACCACCACTTGAAAGACTACCCGTTACGTTCTTTCTAAACGTGGGTATCTGAACCGCATAAAATATGCGCGTTTCAACAATCCGTATCATCTCATCCAGATTGTTCACAAACGTCGTTTCAGTATTATCTACATAATCCTGTATAGCCGTTTTAAGTGTGGTGAATGTCCAAGCCATAATCCATTAGCCGTTTTTACGAAACTGTTGAGCGCGAGCCGCACCACTGCCACGGGCAATGGAACCACCCATACCCCTTTTTTCTTTAGGCTTGACAGCAGAAGCAGCAGCACCGCCCGTCAATGCGCCAACACCAGCGCCGCCAAAGGCAGCGCCAGCGGCTGCACCAGTGGCAGCGGCCTTCTCCAAGCGCCGAAGATATTCTTCCTGTTCTTCTTTCTCGCGGCCATCTAATTCCGAAGGATTAGGGCCACGAGTGGAACCCCCCTTAATTTTTGCACCGGCAGCGCCAGCAGCAGCAGCAGGGCCAACACCAGCGCCGCCAAAGGCAGCGCCCGCAATACCAGCGGCAGCAACGTCTTCAGCAACGCCACCGCCGCCCATCCGCGTTTTTCCGTAAGAGAGACTTCCGCGACCCGTGCGTTTTTCCGCATCCGGGTAAGGTATTTTTTTTCCATTCATCTTTGGCATAATCTTCTCCTCAAGTTACCAGTAACTTATTGACCGCCCTTTTCTTTTAGAATGATGCCAGCAGCAACCGTTACTGCCGCTGCAATCATAAGCCAAACAGCTATAGAAGGAACAACAGACGAAACAACAATGGCACCAACGCCAACAGCCAACCAGCTAGTAGGCTCAACAATACGCGATTTGATCCAGTTCATAATTTCCTCCTAAGAAACAGTTACTGTTACATCACCAACAGAACCCCCCAGAGACAGGCTATCAGTGCCGTCAGGCGCAGTACCGCCATCTCCTACGGGGTTCCAGCCAAAAAACTCCCTACTCGCCTCTAGACCCTTGTCAGGGCGCGGATCGCGCAATGACTGAGGATCGAATATCCTGATGCGCCCCAGAAAGTTTTGAGGCTGGTCTGGGTCTACCACATCGTATCCCACACGCAGCCCAGTCCTCACACCGTTCTGAACTTCGTACACAAGCTTTTCCAAGGGATATCTAAAACCAGTACGGTCACAAAACCCAAATGCATACTTAGCTCTTGCGTATGGCCCAGTCATAATGAATACGAATCCATCTGAGGCGTAAACGACCAAGAAGCCTTTTCTCTATCTTCTTGCGCCGCAAGCTCAAACTGCTCATCATAAACAGACTTAAGCATTTGTATTCTAGGCGCGGCTTCTGGGCGCTTCATGGCTATATGATATGCGAGACCAGCAACCATGCAGGGAAGAAACCGCGCCGGAATGTCTGAGGTGTTGCTGGACTTTGCTCCCATGTCTTCAACTCGACGCAGCCTAAAATAACGAACAAAGTCACCGTTGTAAGTGCTGTTTGGGATAGGCCAAAGAGTAACAGTCGGAGCATCCCGCAAACGGTTGATATATATTTGTGTTGGCTTACCCTGAGTTAATTTATTAGTTATCTGAGAGTAAGTGCTGACAGACATCCTGTATAATGCCGTATCTGTCTGGTCTGTTTCACCACTATCCGTTCTGAGCGTATGCTCTAGAAGATCAATAGTATCAGACGGTAACGTGTAAGTAGCAGTGCCTGTGACGAGTGTGACGCTGCCTTCCTCGACAAGCCACAGATTTATTCCACGGTTAGCCCACTCCAAACCCATCAAGTTCAGGCTGCGCCTTGCAGTAGCAAGGTCGTATCCACTACGCATCTCAAGACCAGCCCGTTCGTAAGCTTCCTCACAAAGCTCTGCTATGTCGAGATTAAATGTAGATGTTCCGCTAACCGCCATTCACTATGCCCTTTTCTTCCTTCTGGTAGAAACCGTTTTGGACTCCATCCCCTTTAGCTTGCCAGAGTTTACCCCAGCATAAAATATCTCTTTTCCCTTTTTTGCACCGTAACGATTTTTCATAGTCGTTAAAGTTTTCTCCCCCTTTACTGTAAGGGGCATCAAGCCGTCCTTATGGGTCTTGCCCCCCGGATGGGACGAGGCTTTCGGACCTGCTTATTTGGAGGAATGGATACCCCTCCAACACTGCTTAAAAATTCTTGAGCTTGTTTTGACGCACGAATGTCGTCAAGAATCTGTCCATCTCCTTTACCGACTCTTTCAGCAAACTTGCCGATTTCCTGCAATCTTGCTTCAAACCCACTTAAGTCAAAACCGGCTGATCCAATATCAGCAGCCACTCCGCCGCTCCGCATTTTCATTTTCTTCTGCTGATCTTTATACTTCATCCTAGTTCCCCTACACTCCGGCCTTGTGTTTTCACGAGATGTTTTCCTCTTCCGCCCTCTTTCTCCTTTTTAGGGAACCATCGAGATCAAGAAGATCAAAACTTTTTATGGCATTTCCGAGATCAAACTTTCCCCCGGATGCCTTACCTAATATATTAAAAGGATCGACATGCCTGATTATGGCTTCTTTGCTAATAAGGCCACCGAGGGCTTTCCCGACCGGCTTCATGTCTTCGGCTACACCACCGCCAGCCATTTTCATCTTCTTGCCTTGGTCTTTGTATTTCATCTTAGTCTTCCTTCAGTGGAATGTGAAAAAACCTCGCTTACAGGACGAACCTCAGTTAAAACAATTTTTATAAGGTCGTAATTCTTTCCAACCTTTCTGTTTGTTTCCGCAACTGAAGTTTCCAACACTGCTACTTTCTTGTCCATATCAACCAAAAGCAAAACAGCCCAGCCACCAATGGCTAAACAGCAAGATGTTAAAACAGTTACCAAGTGCCCCCTCATGACCGCCTCTTAACGCCCTTCACAGATTTCTGTGATTTAGGAGGAGACTTCTTTGATTTTCCGGGGCCGCCCCAAAGCTCTTTATTAGCCCAGTAAGCAGCAGACATCTTACCTTTCTTGATGTTCTTGCCATGACGAGCCTTAAAACTTTTCCGAGCTTCGGGGGAATAGTTGTGCCCCATTGACGAGTCACCATAATGAATAAGCTTGACCCTATCGCCGTCTTTAGCAAGAACCATTCCCTTCTTGCCGGAACGATTAGACCGCTTTGGCTTATTAAACCCGGCAAACTTAGTGCCGCGATACTCAATGCCGCCACTAGGTAACCTCGTTACGCCGGGATAAGCTTTAGCCATTATCCGTAACTCTTCTTTCCAGAGATTAAAATGGTATAGGTATCGGCACTGGTGTGCCCTACCGTCGTAAACAACACATCGCCGGTAACTCCAGAACCCGCGTTGTTCCAGATACCGCCAAAATCCCTGTAATCATGATGACCGGAAGAAGTTTCCCCCAGTTCAATAATGAAAGCATTGCTGGTTGCATCAAAAAGCAACTGCACCTTCATGCCAACGCACTGCCACCAAATCTGTTCAATGGTAAATTTGGTACATGCGTTTTGAGTCACATGCTCTTTCTCAAGTGCCGATACATCAACCTTGACAACGGCAGCTTCGCCTGAGCCGTCACTAATGTTCGTAAACTTGAACGCAGCGTTTTTCTGGCCGTCGACAATCGTTTGGGTTGTTACCGCATCTGCCACGAGCTTACTCCTTTATCTTGCCC